ATCCCCTTGAATAATTCCAGTAAAACATTTGTGTAGTAGATAGAATGTATGGTATGAAAATAACATTTGAAATGAATCGTAATCGTCCCCAAAGAAACAGTTTTTTCTATTAAGAATGACTGCTTTATTTAGTTCAATATGTCCGCCGAAACGGTGATATAATAAACGCGTTGTAGTTGAAATTACTTCGTCGTTAAACGTATCTAATCCAAATGCTTGTATGAATTGACTTCTGTATAGTGCATCGGACATATTTTCGTCGTCTATTAGATGGTATGTGCATACGAAGTCTGTCGTATACGGCAGAGTAATTGTATCAATTGTATCAATTGTATCAATTGTATCAATTGTATCAATTGTATCAATTGTATCAATCGATTGATTCATATGATTATCCATTTATATAACATTAAATTGTAATATAATGTTATACCGATTTTCTTCAATTTACCCAATTGGGTCCTGACTTTCAATTGCTTCTGGATCGATGTCGATAATCTTTCCATATATAATCAATAGTCCAATAACTAGACATCCTAAATAGAAAAACCATTGATTCTTATGTCCTGGAAAATAGTTTTCGATAAACATTTGAGACATTCCAAATGAAAAGATGTAAATAAATACAAACCCAATATCGTATACTAAATGATTTTGCATATGTATCGGTACAAAAGCTGTGTATAATATATAATAACATTTTACATAACATATTGTATTCATCCATATTACTCCATTTGTCGAATTATCTCCCTAGAAGGAATTCCTCCACGAACCCATCCATCGGCGGCAACTTCCTCTACTATATGACTAGGATTTTGTACATTTTCCTGTAATTCTGGTAGAAGTGGGTACATATGAAATGGTTGGTATGAAATTTCCGAATCGGGTCTATGACTTTTCCTATTACTAGACGTCTCGCCGTACCGAATTGATTCTCCTGACGTAACATCTGTCTCACCTCGTCCAAGATAAGGAACTGTAAGATATTCACGTGGATGGAGTGTTAATTTACATTTTGATTTCGATAATGCCGCTCCCCCAATAAGTAAATTTGAACTATCATCTACATTACATCCACCAGACGCTAAACTATGTCCGCCTTTGTAGAAAATACTTGGTTGAGTGGTTGCTAATTTAATGGGTTTTTTCATAGTACAATCATTCGCATAAAAATTCTCTGTATTATATGATCCACTATGTGCGTTCTGTACTGAACGCTGTGTCTCGTCAGCAACATCATTGTTGATACGAGTAATTGTATTAAAAGTATTATCGACCGTTTTCGATAGTTTGCTGAAGAATGACATTACAGTACAACGATATAATATTTTTGTAATATGGACATTTGACTTATTTGTCGTTCCATATACCACTGTCGAAACGTTATCAACTTGTGCTGACGAATTATCTAATTCCATAAAAATATGACATCAAATTTTGTAATTGGGGGTCTAATGATTCGATTTCCGAATCAAGCGAATCAATCGAATCATCCGAATCGCTCGATAGAGTTGTAAAATTCCTAATATCATACCTACATACAGGGCATCGAACACTCAGATTGAACCATTGTGCAAGTTCATCTCGGCAAAACACATGGCCACAGTAGTGTATTTGTGTGACGATAGATTCTGGATTGAAATCGGACTGTGTTATTGGACACGTTTCGTTCGGCGGATTGGTTATATCACCGAATAGGGTATTGTTGGTAGCCAAACCAATTGTTTGTGCGGACGGTCTGACTATAACTGGATCATTGAATGATTCTGTCTCATTATTTAGATCTATTGGGTTAATTAGATGTAACATCGATTGTAGAAGTTGTGCAATGTTAATTCGTTGTACTTGTTGCGAACCATTTGTAGGCAAACCATTTGTAGACAAACCATTTGTAGGCAAACCATTTGTAGGCAAACCATTTGTAGGCAAACCATTTGTAGGCGATCTTATATACAAACCATTTGTATTCGATATATTTGTAGGCAAACCATTTGTAGGCAAACCATTTGTAGGCAAACCATTTGTAGGCAAACCATTTGTAGGCGATATATTTGTATACGATCTATTCGGTACGGCGATCCCTTCTCGTATATGCTGTTTTACCAATATATCGTATAGTCTATTTTCTTGATTTTCTATAATTCGCCTAGATTCGCGAACATTTTCTAGATATGCGATAAGGACCTGATCCGAATTGTTCGTTTGTTCGGACATTTTGTTCTGTGTAAATATTCAAATATATAATTAATATATAACGCTGATAATGCGTTCATATCTTTTTATGATATCTCCAACTGAAACAATATGAACATATCACGGTATACCAGTATAGTAATAATGACATCACAACATATGCGTGGATGTACTGGATTGGGTAATATTGGAAATACATGTTATCTAAATTCGTGTATCCAAGCGTTATCTCATACATATGAATTGGACTTGTTATTGAACACCCCCAATGTGAGGCGATACATAAAATCATCCAGTTCAGGTACAGTATTGCGTGAGTGGAATGACTTACGGACACTAATGTGGAGTAAAAATGGGACCGTTGTACCGAATCGTTTTGTTGCAACGATCCAACGGCATTCTCAACAACAGAAAAACGGAGATTTTTCGGGATTCGCCCAAAACGATGTTTCCGAATTTATTGTATTTTTGGTAGATATATTCGACAATGCATTATCTCGTCGTGTTACGATGAATATAAATGGCACAACAAAAAATGATACTGATCGCACAGCAGTAGTCTGTTATGAAATGATGCGTCGCATGTATGAAACAAAATATTCGGAAATCACTAAGTTATTTAATGGAATACAAGTAACACAAATTATTGGTATAGATTCTCCTAACAAAAATATTACTTTATCTGCTGCACCAGAGCCATATTTTATTATTAATTTGTCACTTCCTATTGGCCCTGACCCGATGGTGCGGTGCAGAAAATGTTCAATATATGATTGTTTTGATTATTATACCCAAGATGAGGTTCTGGATGGAGATAATCGATGGCAAAATGACACAACGGGAAAATTGGAATCAGTGGTTAAGCGAACTCGGTTTTGGTCATTTCCTGATATAATGGTTGTATCAATTGGTCGTACCGACGTATATGGGCGAAAGAATAATGCAATTGTTTCTGTCCCCGAAAATATGGTATTGGATATGGGGAAATATACGTGTGGATACAATCGATCAAATAATTTGTACGAATTGTACGCTGTATGCAATCATATGGGTGGTCCGCAAGGGGGTCACTATACAGCGAATGTAATGGTTGGTAATAATCGTTGGTTTGAATTTAACGATACGCGGGTCAGCGAAATCAATCATCGATCTGTAGTCACTTCTGCTGCATATACTATGTTCTGGCGACGGTCTAGAAAGAAATAATTGTATTCAAATAATTGTATTCAAATAATTGGATTCAAATAATTGTATTCAAATAATTGGATTCCAGTATAGGCGGCTTATATTCGTATTTCCGATACGTCTGTATAACAAATGTAATTGAGGCGTTGGCAATATATTCGCGAACAAACACGTCCGAATAAAATATGTATACATTATAGTTGAATTATACAAAAAACATCTAATGAATGACATCACCCCTACCGAGAAATTTTGGATCCACGATATAGGTGTTCTATTTCGTTCTGATTTTATAACCCGAATGATTCCTAGTGCCGAAATGACATCAATTGAAAAATACAATGCAATCACCCGATTTGTTATTTTATTCACCATTATTGGGTTCGTTGTATCTAGAAACACAACAACATTACTAACTGGTATCACAACAATTATTGCAATCATTGTATTGAATTACACACAATCTGGTCGCCTTACTAATTCAGAGGGATTTGGTGGTATTGCAACAAGTACAGCACTTCGTGTTGCGAGAGAGCGAACATTGGATCCAGCCATTTTCACACAACCGACTCCAGAAAATCCAGCGATGAATGTCATGCCCGCCGACATATATGATACTCCAGGTCGGCCTTCTGCCGCACCAGCTAGTAATCCCGATATATCGGACCGAATCGAATCTGCTGTAAAAGATTTATCTGTTCGAGGCCGACGCGAGAATAATAATGATCCTGATCCGAAACTAGACCCTCGGTTGTACCAAGATATGGAAGATCAGCGAGAATTTGAACATTCGATGCGTGTTTTTCATCCAACTGCCAATACCCAAATCCCAGATGATCAGGGGAAGTTTGCTGATTTTTTATACGGTAATATGACGTCGTGTAAATCTGGTGATGGGGTCGCGTGTATGAGAAACAATCAACGTCACATAAATATGTAATATATTTTCATTTAGCGACTAATCATTACTACGTATACAGTTTTTACGTAGTAATCAATCAACAAGGCATCATATTCCAAATAGAATATTGATTGACATTTGTATTATTTTTTATTATGAATGGAGTTGAATCTGTATCTCGTCCATTAGACGTATTCGCGTGACCGTCCTCTTTGATTGTCTCGAATATATGGCCGAATAAATTGGTTATATTTAATCCTGATTTTGCGGAAACTTTTATGTGATGTATTGGGTTATGTAGATATGAATATTTTTGAATAAGCGAATCGATTTTATCAGTAACCTTCGTGGTTGATATACCTATATCATATTTATTTCCAACCAACACTACCCTACAATCATGGTCTGTAATACGATTATTTATTTCATTTATCCAACTTTCTGCGCTATCTATTGATGTCAAATTTGTAATATCATAAACAATCATTGCCAAATTAGCCCCCCTGTAATACATTGGTGCCAAGCTGCGATACCGTTCTTGTCCCGCGGTATCCCAAATTTCCAAATTGACTGTGGTGTTATCTATAACTTGTGACATTGTATGAAATGCTGCACCGATGGTTGGTTCTCCAAATTCTTCGAAATCGTTTCGAACCCCCCTCATTATAATAGATGTTTTTCCCACGGATGATTCGCCGAGAAGAACTATTTTTGCGTTAATATTCATTTGTTATACAATACTACGATATTATCATTAGATTAGTTGGGTATCAACTGTACTAACTATTTTCGTCCACGAGTCTTTCGTCCACGAGTCTTTCGTCCACGGGTCTTTCGTCCACGAGTCTTTCGTCCGCGGGTCTTTCGTCCACGAGTCTTCTCCTTTTTATTCTTGTATTTACGACCTCCTTTTCCACCAACAAATGTATTAAACGGACTTTGAACCTGTGAAAGAAACTCTTTATCATAACAATCATATGTACCTTCCCCCCAATCAATTAAATTTACAGTCCCGTCTGTTTCTACAATTATATTTGCTGGTTTGAAATCATTGTGGCATATTTTCAATTCTTGTAATAAGTATTCCGAAATCTCTTCGCTTTTTTTTTCAAGATTGATATTGTGTGTGTTGTCGTGTGTGATAAATGGCATTCGAATATAGTGCCATTTCTCACCGTCTGTAAATCTCACACTACCGTAAGATGTTATTTTCGGAACTCGGAACCCGGGATCAATCCCGTTAGATAAACTAATCTCGATTGCGTCGTATACATAATTTTGTATATATATTTCTTTTGCAATTCTGAATAAACAGTCGGGTTTAATGGGGTTGTTTTTATTAATAATGATACGATTAAATTTCAAAAGTTCATCATTATGTCTATAAATTTTTGTTTCCATCACACAATTTTTAGAGTGATATCGAAATCCATCTCCTAACAATGATTTATTTGTCCATTTTGCGGCTATTATTGCTTCTCTATCGTCTCCCGTAATCTCAACATCCAATTTGTCCATAATACGAGAAACATATGGCGGCGTTTCAACTGTTACATCATTTCCAATGGGTATAATTTCATCCGAATCTATGTCGATAGATAGTGGTCTACGTTTTTTCATTTCAACAGGATGTTTTATACCTTGTGGTCGCGCAAATGATTCCATAATGTGTTCTACTATATACGCGATATAATAACCGACTAATTATATTTCCAACTGTTCAATCTCTCTATACTATGATGAATCCAACTTGTTTTCTGCTGCGAATGTATTCGATAACAATGCACGATGATACTATCATTATAACCATTATTGACAAATAAAACCATAAAATATTCGGATCATTCGGATCATTCGGATCATTCGG